TTTGGCGGCATCACTGTGGGTAGATACTCTGGGTTTAATAGTTCATTAAAACCATTTCTATTTTTAATCCACTCTCTGGTCTTCTCAGTTTGTTTTATGATTTTAGCTTTTTTATGTTTAACTGTTTCCGTTCCTATTTCAATTAAACCTGTTGCATAAATCATAAGTTCAACAAGTCTGATACCGACATGTAATTTAACAGGTGTAGTCCATTCTTCCCATTTCATTACTTCATCACGCTTAGCGCTTTCTCTTAGCTTCCTTCTTTTGTAGGTGTAATTAAAAGACCGTTTGTCTAAGTCTGCCTTTACTGTTTCGTAAAGTTCAGGATTTAAACTTTTAAAATTTCTTAATGAAATCTCAGTCTCTATTTTACCGCCAAGAGATATACACGTAGCAGTCAATGGTTTGTACTGCGTTATTGTATTGATAATGTGTTTACCAGTGATTAATGCTAATACTTCTGGTTCCACTTCAGCTAGTTTCATAAAAGCAATTGGTGGTTTACCAATAGTCTTTTTAGATGTCTCTTCAAGCCATTCACCAATAGCCATAGCTAAAGGCCTGATTGTGTTTGCAACCATAACTTTACCATAGCTGGTTACACTTTCCTCTTCTCTTTGGACATGTGATGTTAGTCTTTTATTAGTTCTATTTTTACCTAGCTCAGCCATTTCTTTTTCATGTGCTAGCTCATCACGGTAGGTAGGCATGCTTTCAATTAGTTTAGCCAATGTTAACTCCTTTGTATATAATTGGGTTAATGTTGTTAGTATCTACTATGGGTACCTTAGTCTGGTTCACGTACAGACACCATAAGTTCTTTTTCAAGATTAACTATGGGTGTATCTTCACCTTCAATAACACGTTCAATCAACGTAGCTGCTCTAAAAGCTACTTGATTAGGTGATAGCTCATCTGTAAATTGTTCAGGGTTAAATACTTTTTGTAAAAAACTTATTATCTCTTGCTTTTTATTTTTAGGCATTTTAGACATTAATTATTCTCCTTTGTTGCTATTATTAAACACAAATAAAAAATAACACCGCTAAGTCCTATGACTTTACATTCTAACGGCATTTGTAAGAATAGTTCTAGCATAAATCAATAACTCCTATATTAAGTTTAAAAGTCACCGTCAAGTCCTATGACTGTAACAGACTAGGCAAACAATAGCCCGCCTAGTTTCGCCTATTGAAGGCTCTTCAGTGTTACTCTTCCCTGCTATCAATCTCAATTTTAACTGAGACTTTGCCTTGTGCCCTATAACCTAAAGAGTCCGTACTATCCTCTAAGAACCTAGCTAAGTCTTTAGCTTTAACGCCATCTTTAAAGTTAAATTCATGGCTTGTGATAGTAAATGGCTTACCTTTGCGGTCATAGTCATTACTAAGTATTTTTACTTCTACATTGTCAAAGTACATATTTACTCCGTTCGTTGTTAGTTTGTTTTTATATTTTCAGAACCGCAGCTGGCGCAAATTTCAGTCATTCTCATTAAGTCTGCATAGCTGTAGTTTTTCTCTGGCTCTTCTTGAGCCTCTTTTAGTATGGTTCCTTCCATACTTTCACAGTCATAACATATCATAGTTACTCCGTTGTTTATTTGTTAGGTTGCTTTTTGCAACAGACTAGCAGCCCTGAGGCTGCCAGTTTCGGCCATTAGGCCTCATCAGTGTTGCTAGTGGCCTGCTTTAGTGTAACCAGCATTAAGCCTGTTACGCTCTGCAAGTCTATAGTCTCTAAATTCCTTCTCTTTTTTCTCTTTTAGAACTTCATAGACTGCAATAGTTGACCTGCGTTGGTTTTGCTCCATCTCTGCTAATTTAGCTTCAAACTCTTTAGCTGTAACCCTGTTTGAATGGTCACCGCCATCAATAGCATTTAAATGGGCGCCTGTAGTCGTTCCCCAGCTATTTTGCTGAACTACAAGGCCAGTCAATATGCTGCTAAAAGCTACGCAAGTATTATAAGACATGTAAAAAGTTACATTCATATAATCAACGTAAATGGCTTGATTGTTATTGCCTCTAGCATACTTCCAAACCTTTACAGGCTCATCAGTCACTTGAAGTCTTGGTGTTTGTTTATTTTGTCTATTCATGTTTGCTCCGTTTGTTAATAGTTTGTTTGTCATTGTGTGACATACAAAGGCGGCAAAAATATGTCGCCCTTGTTTCGACTATTAAAGTCTCTTCAGTGTCACTTATTGAGGAAAACACCCGCCCCGCTTTCTCATGTTTTCAAGCCAGATTTTCTCTTCCTCTTTTAGCTTCCTTTGGCTGGCCATCCTGCGTTGTCTCTGAGTTCTTTTTAACATCTCAGTTTGCCAGCTTTGTTTCCTATCGTAGTAAATACCCATTTAATCTATTTCTTGAATAAAAGGCTTTCCATTAATACAATAGTAAATAGCTAATTGACCAGCTTTTTTACCATACTCAATCGCAAAGCTTTTAAACTGCGCTTTCTCAATAAGACTATTTGTAATAGCTACTTGATAGATAATAACAGCTTCGTCAAACACTTTACCGCTCTGTTTATCTTCCCAGCAGCCTACAGCATTGGAAATGGTACAGCCACCATAGTTCTTTACAAGTAGATTTTTTAAGTCTCTATGAGTGTCCAGCAAGTCTTTACCCTCATTGTCCTTAACAGGCAGTATTAACTTACACTCAATCATTTTTAAACTTCTTGTCTACTTTGGTTAATACTAAATAGCCTACGACATTCATAACTATTAGTATTGTTATTCCTAGAAATGTTGTCATTTTAACTCCATTTGTTATTTGTTTGTTTAATGCATTATGCATAAATAAATAATAAAAGCAATAGTTACGCATAAGAAATAATAACTTGTATTCAATAACTTATTTATTGTCTTTTTAAAAAAAACAGGCATTAACCTACTATAAGTCCTAAGTGACTACTTATAATAGATACAATAATAATTAATACTAAGAATATATTAATTACTATTAGTAACTTTAATATAAACCATAGTTTATTCATGTAGTAATCCCTTTAAGTTTAATCTTTAAGTATAAGACTAGGTAATAGGTATTAAGTAAGTATAACTTAGGTAGTAAGCTTATTACTATATACACATAGTTGAAGCTTTAGTATATCTAATATGGGAACCTTAGTGCATAGGTTGTATAATGTTAATGAGTATTAACTAAGAGTTTGGCTATGTGTTTGGCTATGTGTTAGGCCAAAGGTAAAAAAACAGACTAGCACACACTCACGCCAAAACAAAAAGCCTGCATTACCCCTGTATATGCCATGAATTTTGCCTATATGCCTTCTTTTTTGTCCGTGTGCGGCCTATTTTTGGGGATGCCTACGGGGGAAACCGCACGGTCATATATCGATATACCATCTCATATTTTTCTACCAAATATTCCGACTAAGGTTCCCGTATGTGATATAACTAAGGTTAAACTATGTGTATATATCTTACTTGATATTCTTTATTAAGTCAGACAAATATACAGCTCTACCTTCTGTCTGCTGTGCCCACTTACTGTTTAACATCTCTTTAGAAGCCATTTGGTATTCACCATTGTTAATATGTTCTAATGTCTTCTTAAATCCAGACACTCCCTTAGCTCCCATTTGGTAAACCATTTCTGTAATGACTCCAAATGCTACTGGATGTACTTTATCAGCGTCTATGAGCTTCTCTGTGGCTCCTACAGCCTTATTTAAATCACTTTGAAATACTTTTTCCCACCCTTCTCTAGTAGTAGGTATTTCTTCTCCTGCTTGTATTCTATGACCATAACCACCTGTCTTAAAGTTTTCTACTACAGTTTTACCTTCTGTTGTATCATAAGATAAACTATAGGGTAATAGTCTATATCCTTCATGCTTTTTAATCCTGTTAGCAACATTTTGCATAAAAGGATATTTAGTATTTATATCCATCTGTCCTCTCTCGGAGTTCTACCAATAGCAGACTCCATAAATTGTTCTAATTCTTCGTTTAATAAGTCCTCTTTATGTTGATTATAAGACATAATTTGGTCTCTATCCATACGTTCTACCCAGTAGTTAGCAGCTATTGCTAGCGCATCTATCTGGTCATCATGCCTTAGAGCACCTTTATCCCTAGTTATTCTAGTCATTTGTCTAAATAACTGGTGGTCAGGCTCTAATTTAAAGTCTTCTTTGATAAGTAAATCATCAACAATTAGCCTATGTCCATTCATAATGGGTTCCAAAGTATCAATAATACGCTTTTCTTTCTGTATATTATGTCTAACTTCTTCTATTTCACACGGATGTATCTGTGCCATAATAGGTTTTAGTAGCTGTGTAGCCATACCATCACCAAAGTTACTTTCAATGACCACATAGTTAACATCTTGTTTCTTCGCAATGTTAGCCAGTCTAGCCATAGTATCTTCTGAGTAACCACCATCTAATGCTCCAATAGCAGTCAGGTATAACACACCGTGTAACATCTTTAATACGCAGTATGCTGTTTTGTCTTCTCCTCTTCCAGAGGGGTCTATAGACATCACAGAGCCCTCAAATTGCGTGAACTCAGGACTTGTGTACATAGGAGCCACATAGTAATCTCCTTTAAGCCCAACGTTAGGTATTTCAGGGTCTAAAGCCTTAATTTGCTCTACTCCTGATGCCCATTGTACTTTAGCTGGAGCTTCTTTCCACGTTGATGAGCCAGATAATACAATTAAGTCATTCAACTTAAGCGGGTATCTGTTAGCATCAGACATGGTTGTGTCCAACATAAACTGTAAGTTAAACCCAGAACGGCCATAAGATGACATACGTTCTAATAAGTCCACCTCATCAAACCTTTTAGGGTCTGTAGGTTTACCTATTTTGTCTGTTACATTAGCAATCATAGGAGCTATCTTGTGTCCATAGCCTGTAAGTTGCTCTTTAGTTGGATATAAAGCTGTCCATATCTTAGTTTTATAACCACGTTCTTCTAAATCATTGTATAATGACATCTCAGTTTGTGGTGTACCAAGAAATATAATTCTTCCTACGTTAGGTTTAATGATTGCATCAAATTCTTTTACAGTCTCACCT